GAGACTATTCACATACTGAAGGAATTGGTACTCAAGCATTTGGCTCTGCTTCACACGCAGAAGGATCTGCTTCCTTAGCCTCAGGTCTGTACTCACATGCTGAAGGAGCTGAATCTCAAGCAACAGAATTTGCTTCACATGCTGAAGGAACAATTACAGTAGCATCCGGAGTAGGTGCCCACTCAGAAGGCCAGTTTACATCAGCTTCAGGTCAAAATTCTCATGCTGAAGGAGGAGGTTCTAGAGCTGTAGGTCAATTTGACCATGCTGAGGGCATTGGAACATTAGCATCGAGTAGTGCACTTCAAGGTGGTGCTCATGCTGAAGGATGGTTTACAACAGCCTCAGGAAAAAGTTCACATGCTGAAGGATGGGAAACTAAAGCATTAGGGCAAGGTTCACATGCTGAAGGATTCTTTACAATAGCATCAGGAAACTATCAACACGTACAAGGTCAATATAATATATCAAGCCCCGCTCAATCAGCTTTCATTATAGGTAACGGTACTTCTACTAGTGCAAGAAGTAATTTAGTATTTGCTTCTGCTTCCCAATTTCAAATAACAGGTTCAGCAAGAGTAACAGGTTCAATTATAATAACCGGTTCACTTGATGGATTTCGTGAGATTAATGGCTTTTATGGCCCCGCTTTTACAAATCCAACCAATGGTACTTCTGTAGAAACAGGAATTGCATTATATGGTGGCTCAGGTGTAGACGGTACTTTTATATATATAACTTCTACTCCAAGACAATATACTGCAAACCCAGTGTATGCTGGAAGTACACTATTTGTGACCTCGGTCACAGATTTAACAGGTAGTTTGGCTAGACCATTGAAACAAATATATGCTATAGCAGGTACACTATCAGTCAGCAATTCATTTGAGTGGCATTCTAACCCATCATATAGACTTCCTAACGATGGAACTACATTAAGAGCTAAATTAGATGTTCCTTCTGGAAACTTTATGGTATCTGGTAGTGTAAATATAGCTAGTGATAGTACTTATACAAATACATCAGGTCATGATGCCTTATACTTTGGCAACCCAGGACAAATAGGTAGTTGGAGAATAGCATTATCCGGTTCATCATTAGTTGTTGATAAATGGGTAACTACCCCATCACCTAGCTATTCTAGAAGCGCAACATTTACATAAAATAAAAAATATAAATTATGGGATTAATAGTCGAAGGAGATCTTTCAGTAAACTCATCAAACTCAGGTTCTGCAATTTCATTAACTAACTTACCAACAGCCTCATCATTAACTAATATATTAGTTTATAATTCGGCTTCAGGAGTTATATCATACACGGCATCTTCAGCTGTTGGAGGTGGTGGAAGTGGAACACCAGGAGGTAGTAATACTCAAATTCAATATAATAATGGAGGAGCGTTTGCTGGCACAGCAAGTTTTGCTTTCATTTACCGAAGCCAATCATTACAACAAGGTAATTCAGTTACAGCTTCTGGTTTATTTTCACATGCTGAAGGAATATCAACTATATCATCAGGTTCCTATTCACACGCGGAAGGAAATACTACTCAAGCAGTAGGAGAAGCTTCACATGCTGAAGGAAATGGTACCCTAACTGGTACACAAGTAGCCTATTCCGCTTCAGTATCAGGTGGTGTAGTTACCTTAGATGCTTCTTATGGAGATGTGAGTACTGAATTTGAGCAGGATAACAGATTATTATTATATGATGCTCCTTTTGATAGTGCTTATGGTAATGCTGCATTTATTATAAGTCAATCATATTTCACCACAAGAACAATAGTTGAATTATATGATAATTCTGTTACTACAACAAAAGCATATGTTGGTGATTTAGGATATGGAATTCCCAACTGGACAGGAGATCAAACAATTCCAGGAGACTATTCTCATGCTGAAGGAAGAGAAACTATAGCAATAGGAAACTTTTCACACGCTGAAGGAAATGATACTCAAGCAATAGGAGACTATTCACACGCTGAAGGAAGAGGTACTCAAGCAATAGGACAATCTTCACACGCTGAAGGAGAAGAAACTCAAGCAATAGGAGATGCTTCTCATGCTGAAGGAAATAATGCTATAGCTCTAGGTGCACACTCACATGCTGAAGGAAGAGGAACTCAAGCAATAGGAAACTTTTCACACGCTGAAGGAAAAGATACTCAAGCAATAGGAAATTGGTCACACGCTGAAGGATATCTCACAACAGCATCCGGAGACTATTCACACGCTGAAGGAGCCTCTGATGGATCACGTCCTGCTCCCATAGCTATAGGATATGGTTCTCATGCTGAAGGAACTAGAACTGAAGCAATAGGAGAATTTTCACATGCTGAAGGCTATTTAACTTTCGCATCAGGTTCAAATTCACATGCTGAAGGATATGGAACTCAAGCAGTAGGAAATGCTTCACACGCTGAAGGATATGGAACTCAAGCAGTAGGAAATGCTTCACATGCTGAAGGATGGGGCACAGTAGCATCAGGTTCATATCAACATGTACAAGGTCAATATAATATATCAAGCTCAGCCCAATCTGCATTTATTATAGGAAATGGTACATCTGATGCAAATAGAAGTAATTTAATATTTGCTTCTGCTTCACAATTCCAAATTAGTGGTTCTTTATTTGTAAGTGGTGCCGCTCAATCAGGAGGATCGGGTCATATTATAACTTATAATACATCTTCAGGTTTATTCACTTATACTGCTTCTAATGCAATTGGTGGGGGTGGCAGTACAACACCAGGTGGCTCAAGTGGTCAAATTCAATTTAATAGTGCTAGTGTATTTCAAGGTAATAGTAGTTTTACTTTTAATCTTATAAGTCAATCTTTACAACAAGGACTTTCTAATACTGCATCAGGATCTTATTCACATGCTGAAGGACTAAATACATTAGCCTCAGGAGCTTATTCCCACGCTGAAGGATCTAGTACTCAAGCAATAGGAGCTAATTCACATGCTGAAGGAGCAAATACTCAAGCAATAGGCCAATTTTCACATGCTGAAGGAAGTACCACAATAGCGTCAGGATTTGGTTCACATGCTGAAGGAATTTTTACAACAGCCTCAGGTATATATTCACATGCGGAAGGAGAAGGAACCCGAGCATCCGGCTCATATTCACATGCTGAAGGAGGAGGAACCATAGCATCAGGCTCATACTCACATGCAGAAGGATTTAATACCCAAGCAAGAGGATCTTATTCACATGCTGAAGGAGGAGCCAATACTCTAGCAATAGGAGGTGCTTCTCATGCTGAGGGAGATGCTACCCAAGCAAGAGGAGGTTATTCCCATTCAGAAGGAGCTTTTACAGTTACGGCAGGTGTATCATCGCATGCCGAAGGAAATTCTACTACAGCATCAGGCTCATATTCACACGCTGAAGGAGATAACACTCAAGCAATAGGAATTAGTTCACATGCTGAAGGTTTTCAAACCACTGCCTCAGGAGATTATTCACATGTTGAAGGAGCATTTACTCGAACAAACGGATATGCTTCACATGCTGAGGGAATTAGCACAGCTGCTTTAAATTCTGGATCTCATGCTGAAGGATGGTTTACTACTGCACAAGGAAGCTATTCACATGCTGAAGGAAGATCTACTTCTGCAAACTTTGAAGCTTCACACGCTGAAGGATTATTTACTGTAGCTGGTGGTATTTATTCTCATGCTGAAGGAGTTGATACTGATACTACTAATTACGCCGCTCATGCTGAAGGATACGCTACATTAGCCGCAGGAACTGGTTCACACGCTGAAGGATTACTAACAACAGCATCAGGAGACTACTCACATACTGAAGGTAGATCTACTCGAGCAATAGGAGAAGGTTCACATGCTGAAGGATCTGGTTCAGTTGCATTAGGAAACTACTCACATGCGGAAGGAGGGGGCACAGTAGCATCGGGTTCATTCCAAACAGTAGTCGGTACATTTAATGTATTAAATAATACTGCATCTGAATTTGTAGTTGGTATAGGTACTGCAGCAACTAGAAAAGACGGGTTTACAGTAGATGTAGATGCTAATTTATCAGGCTCTATCATGATTCCTACTAATACTGCCAATCCATCCTCTCCTAAAACAGGTTCAATGTATTTTAATCCTTCTACTAATCTTTTATATATTTATAATGGAACCGCTTGGCGTTCATCATCATTTAGTTAAAAAATCAAATTTATGACAACAAAAGTTTTAACACAAGAAGAAATTCAATCTTTAAAATCAATTCAAGAAAAACGTTTACAATTAACCGAACAATTTGGTATAATTGAACTTAGAATTCAAGAATTTGAATTACAAAAAGAATATTTAAAAGATGAATTGAAAAAGTTACGTCAAGAAGAAATCAAAACAGGCGAAGCTTTACAACAAAAATATGGAGATGGAACAATTAACCTTGAAAAAGGAGAATTTATTAGTGCCTAAACATTTTTTGATAAACTCCGCCATATTTATAACAAAATTAAAAACTAATTTAAGATAAAATGGCAGAAGTACTTATTTCACCAGGGGTCTTAGCAAGAGAAAATGATTCCTCTTTTGTTCAAACAAGACCAGTCACTGTAGGTGCAGCAATTATTGGACCAACAGTTAAAGGTCCAGTTGAAACTCCTACAGTAGTTACCACATGGAATCAATACCAGAATGTTTTTGGTACTACACTTGAAAGTGGCAGTATTAACGACAAAAAGAACTATACTTATTTTACCTCAATTGCTGCTTACAACTATTTTGCAAATGGTGGTCAATCATTATTAGTAGCTAGAGTAGTTTCAGGATCTGGAACATCATATTCTTCTGCAACTAGTTCATTAATTGCTACTGGATCAGGAGGTCCAACAACTGGATTATCTCCATTTGTACTTGAAACTTTCTCTGAAGGTGTAATAATGAATAGTACCAGTACTGAAGCAGCAGGAGGAAGTTTACCAAGTGGTTCAGCAGATAATGTTAGATGGCAGATTGTAAATGCTAGATCAGCCTCAGGAACATTCGATTTGTTAATTAGAAGAGGTAACGATAGCACTAACAACCCAGTAGTACTAGAAACTTGGACAAACTTAACATTAGATCCAAATTCACCAAACTATATTTCTCGTGTAATTGGTGATTTTAGTGAAGTATTTGATTCTGCAAATAGTCAAATTGTATATTCAGGTTCTTTCCCTAACAGATCAAATTATGTTAGAGTAAAAGCTGTAAATTATACAACACCTAATTTCTTCGATAATGCAGGTGTTTTCAAACCACAATTCACAGGTTCAATTCCTACAAACGCTTCAGGAACATTTGGTGGAGCAATTGGTAGTATTCCTGGAGGGATGAATTTTTATAATGCTATTAACTCTACAAATACTCAAGGATTAACAGGATCTGATTATACAAAAATGATTAATTTGCTATCTAATGCAGATGATTATAGATTCAACATTATGTTAACTCCTGGTTTATACAATTCAGATTATACAGGTCCAGTTGGTAGTATAATCTCAGTTGCTCAAGATCGCGGAGATTTTATTTATGTAATTGACCCAGTAGCATATAATAAAACAATTTCTGATGCTTCATCAGCTGCATCTTCAAGAGATACTTCATATGCTTCTATGTACTGGCCATGGTTGCAAGTAGTTGAACCATCAACAGGCGAATACGTTTGGGTTCCTGCTTCAACAATGATTGGTGGAGTATATGCATATAACGATACAGTAGCTGAACCTTGGTTTGCACCCGCTGGTATTAACAGAGGTGGTTTATCAGGTGTAGTTAGAGCAGAAAAGAAACTCTCTCAAGCAAATCGTAACGATCTATATGCTGCTAAAGTAAATCCAATTGCAACATTCCCAGGAACAGGAATTGTAGTATACGGTCAGAAAACGCTACAATTGAAAGCATCTGCTCTTGATAGAGTAAATGTTCGTAGATTGTTGATTGCTCTTAAATCATATATTTCTCAAGTTGCTCTTAATTTGGTATTTGAACAAAATACTGCAGCAACAAGAAATGCATTCTTAAGCCAAGTTAACCCATACTTAACAAGTGTTCAACAGCGCCAAGGATTGTATGCATTTAAGGTAATAATGAACGATACAAACAATACACCTGATGTAGTTGATAGAAATGAATTAATAGGTCAAATTTACCTACAACCAACTAAAACGGCTGAATTCATTTATCTAGATTTCAACATCACACCAACAGGTGCAACATTCCCAGCCTAAAATAAAAAGATCTTCCCCCTGAAAAATGGGGGGAGATTTTTATAAACGCTAATATTTATAACAAACAAATATAGAAGAAAATGGCAATTTTATCACCAAACGAAATATTTTTCACCGCATTTGAACCCAAAGTAAAAAATCGTTTTATTATGTATGTTGATGGTATTCCATCTTATACAATTAAAAAGATTGGTGCTGTAGGTGTTACAATGGATGAAATCAAATTAAACCATATCAATGTTTACCGTAAAATCAAAGGTAAAGCATTATGGGATGATATTGAAATGACATTGTTTGATCCTATCACTCCTTCAGGTGCTCAAGCAGTAATGGAATGGGTACGTTTGCATCATGAATCAGTTACAGGCCGTGACGGTTACTCAGATTTTTACAAGAAAGATGTAACTATTAACGTTTTAGGTCCGGTAGGTGATATTATTTCAGAATGGATCATCAAAGGTGCATTTATTAAATCTGCTAATTTTGGTGAATATAGCTGGGACGATGAAGCAGCAGCTCAAGAAATCACTGTTAACTTGGGAATGGATTACTGCATCCTCAATTTCTAAAAATTAACCAAAAATAAATTAAAGAGAGCTCGCCTAAATTTGGCGAGCTTCTTTATCTTTATTATATTTATCATCAAATAAGTTACATTAAATAAAATTTATGGAAAAAAATTTCCCAACAGAAGTTATTGAACTCCCATCTAAAGGTTTAATTTACCCCGAAGAAAATCCACTCTCAAGTGGAAAAGTTGAAATGAAATATATGACAGCTCGTGAAGAAGATATTCTCACCAACCAATCATATATTCAAAACGGTACAGTCCTAGATAAACTACTACAAGCACTTATTGTTTCTAAAATCAACTACAGCGATCTAGTTGTAGGAGACAAAAATGCAATTATGGTTGCTGCTCGTGTTTTAGGATATGGTAAAGATTATACATTTGAATATGATGGTCAAGAATATACTATTGATCTATCTCAAATTGACAACAAACCATTTGATCATTCAAATAAAGGAACAAATGAATTCAGTTATACTCTATCGTCAACTGGAACCCAAATCACATATAAGATTTTAACTCACAGTGACGAGCAAAAAATTCAAACTGAATTGGATGGATTGAAAAAAATTAACAAAAATTCATCTCCCGAACTTTCAACTCGCCTTAAATACATGATTACATCAGTTGATGGAGATAGGGAAACTAAAACAATTCGAGAATTTGTTGACAATCATCTACTAGCTCGAGACTCGAGGGAACTTAGAAAACACATTAAAGAAGTTCAACCAGATGTTGATCTAACTTTTTTTCCCGACGGTTCTGAAAATAGAGTCGATATCCCAATTGGGCTTAGCTTTTTTTGGCCTGACTTCTGATACAGCTCCAATAGCAAGAGCAAATTTATTTACACAAATCCATGAAATATGTTTTCATGGAAAAGGAGGATACGATTGGCCAACCATCTATGATATGCCTAGATGGTTGCGCCAATTTACTTTTAATAAAATTAACGAATATTATAAGAAAGAATCTGAAGAATATCAGAAATCTACCTCCACTAATTCAAATAAATCCACATTAGTAGATCCTATGGGCAACGTCAATAAAGATGCATGGAAAGGTGTTCCTAAACCTATTACACCAACAGGTAAGTCAAGTGTGAAATATAAATAAAGTTGTAAACCTTAATATTTATAACATATTAAACGGTTTAAAAGATGGCTACTCCAAGTCCTGATGATTTAAGAAAATTAAGAGAAGAAGCAGAATCTCTTGGTAGTATTTTAGATACTTATGTTGATAAAATTAAAGATAATGCTAAACTTATTGCCAGGATAACTGGTGATAGTGCTAAAGCTTATGATCCTCAGATAAATAAAACTAAAAATTTAGCTAAAGAGCTTCAAAAAGTTAGTGAAGAAACTTTATCTAATGCTAAAGAAAGAGGAAATATAGAAAAATCTCTTAATAGTATTCAAAAAGAATTATTAGCTAATCAAACAAAAAGAGAAGCTATTGCTAAAAGATTAACAACAGCTACTAGAGCAGAACAAAGAATCCTATTAGATATTTTAGATAGTTACGATGATGCAATTGCTTCTTCTAAAGAATTAATTGAAAACACTAAATCATTAGCTGCTACTTTTGTAGATATTGAAAAAAATCTAGGCATTACAGGAAATATACTAGAAGGAATTAATAAAATTCCTATTCTAAATAAATTTTTAGATGTAAAATCAGCTTTAGAAGCCTCAAATAAAGAAGCAGCATCATTGACAGGAACTAGATGGTCAGTACTTGGAGCTGCTCTTAAATCACTTGGACAAAGTTTTAGAAAAAATTTATTTGATCCTTTAGTTTATATTGGTGTAACCATTAAATTATTCAAAGAACTAGTAAATCTGGGTCTTGCTTTCAGCCAACGCACCGCTGAAATAGCAAGAAATTTAGGTATTAGCTCCTCAGAAGCCCAAATACTAAATCAGAGATTTTCAGATATAACTGCCTCAAGCAATAACTTACTATCTACACAAACCAATTTATTAGAGGCTACTAATCAAATTAACGATAGATTTGGTACAAGCGCTATGCTTACTGAATCTATATTAGAAGACCAAATTGATCTAACTAAAAAACTAGGACTTTCAGGTGAAGAAGCAGCAGCATTTGCTGAATACTCTCTTATATCAGGTAAATCTCAAGAAGACATAGTTAATGCTATTGGGAAGCAAAATAAAGGTTTATTAAACAATAAAAAAGTTATTCAAGCAGTAGCAAAAGTTGGAGGACAACTTAATGCTCAATATAAAGGAAATCCTGAATTAATAGCTAAAGCAGTAATTCAAGCCCAAAAATTGGGAATGACTTTAGAAGATACTCAAGGAATTGCTAAGAGTTTGCTCAATTTTGAAGAGTCAATAGCAAATGAACTTTCTGCTGAACTAATAACGGGAATGGATTTAAATCTTGAAAAAGCTAGATATTTAGCATTACAAGGAAAATCCGTAGAAGCTGCAGCTGAATTGATGAAGAATTTAGGACCAAATGGTCTAAATAAATTCCAAAACATGAATGTCATCCAGCAAGAAGCATTAGCTGGAGCTTTAGGCATGAGTGCAGATCAATTAGCAGATTCTTTAAAGACTCAACAAGCATTAAATAAACTTTCAACCACAGATAGAAGAGCATATAAAGATGCAATCAAAGCTGCTCAAGAAAAAGGAGATTATGATAAAGCAGCAGCTTTAGAAAAACAAATGAATCAAGGTAAAGAATTTAAACTTGCTGAGCTAAATTTAAGCGCTCAAGAAAAATTCAATGCCGCTGTAGATAAATTAAAAGGTTTATTAGCTTCAATAGTTGAAGGTCCATTAGGTCAAATGGCTGAAACTATAGCTAACATGATTGCAGGAATTGCAAAAATCCCAGGAGTAAAAGAAATACTAGGATATGCTGCTCCAATAGCTGCAGTATTAACTGGAGGAATGTTGATTAAATCTTTAACTAAAGGAACATCAATGAATCCTATGGTAGTTACAATAGCCGGAGGTGGTGGAGGAGCATTAGGTGGTGGAGGAGCAGGAGGAAGTAGACCAACAGGATTAGGAAGAGTAGCAAGAGCATTTAATAGAGGAGGAATGAGAGGTGGAGGAAAAGCAATAGGCCGAATGTTAAAAAGTTCTGTAAAAGGAGTAGGTGGAAAACTAGGAGCATTGGGAGCACTTGCATCTTTAGGGATGGATATCTCAGAAGGAGGTCTTAACATGGAATCAATTGGACGAGCAGGACTTACAGGTTTAGGTTCAATAGCAGGAGGAGCTTTAGGTTCCATTATAGCTCCAGGTGTTGGTACTATAGCTGGTGGTGTTGGGGGAGGAATGGCTGGAGATAAATTAGGAAATCTAATATTTGGAGAAAGAGTTGAACTAGCTGCAGGTGGTATAGTAACCAAACCAACCAGAGCACTTGTTGGTGAAGCAGGTCCTGAAGCTGTAGTTCCTCTATCACAACTAATGAATGAATTTGCTGAAATGAAAAGATATCTAGCCCAAATAGCAACTAAAGAAGGAACTATATATATGGGTCCTACCAAAGTAGGTACAGCAGTAACAGTTGGAACATACAAAACCCAATAAATATAATATTTATAATAAAAACATAATAATATGGGACTTTTAGATAAATTAACAGGACAAGGATCAGTTTACTCATATGGAAACGGACAAACTCCTCCCACAAATACAGGTGCAACCCAACAATCTAAATTGCACGCTAACGGTATTTTACCAGGATACTCATTAAATGGATCTGAGTTTGGAGATGTAAATGATGCATATCAAGCATATAATGACGGTATAACTAACTTTTTACCTCAACCATCACTATTAGATATTAATGGTACTACACCATTAGGACCTTTGAGCGATCCAAACACACCCTCAATCAACAACACTTTCAATAACGGACAATACCTTAACAACATTCCTGGTTAATGGCATTAGTTAATCTCCAAACAGATCTTAAATCTCTTAAGTTTGGAAAAGACAGGCCTGGTGGTGGTTCCTCAAATCAACCATATATTGAGAAACCTCTTAATTTAGATTTACCCCCAGCACTTGACTTTTTAGGCAATGATTTTATACTGCGAGGAGGACCAGTTGGTGCTCCTTTAGCTACAGCAAACGATGTTGCCAGATTAACTAAATATTTTACAGATTTTAAGACCCCAAGTGGTCTTTTATTTGTTGCAAAACAAAATTTACTTTCTAGAACTGCTGTTAAAACACAAACAAGTGGTTTAGTAAATGAAGGAATTTATACTCCATTAAGTACTTTAGCACAAGCAGGTGTTAGTGCTTTTGGTTTACATTTAAACAAACAAGGTTTAAATCCGTTTGAGGAAACAGGAGCATACGCTACTAATAACGACAATTTATATATGGTTAAAGTAACTCCTCAACAGAGTACTTTAAGCAATAGATTAATCCAGTTATATGGAACTAAATTTTTAACTCGCCCCAATTCATCTCCCAACTCTAGATTTTTGGGAATGAATGATATAAGTGCAGATCCTCAAATTCTTATTTCATATGACGGGGGACCAGGTTCTGATTTAGGGGTAGGAAAAACAAACATTAGATTAACTAATCCTACTCTAAAAATAAATTACGCTACAGACATTACAGATCCTACAGTTAATTATTTAACATTAGGATATAGAGGACTCAATAGTGTAACTAATCAAACTTTAGGAAGTGGTAATGCATCAGTTTTAGTTGCAGTTAATCCTAATGCTCCTATTCAATTAGCTGATCAAGAAGCAGCAACCGATGAACTCCAATTAGACAATCCTAGACGCATTAAAGGATATGTTCCTGCACTTTCCCAACAAGATTTTAGGGATGGATTAAGACAAGCAATTCAATCTGAAGCCCAGAGTCAAACAACTCTTATGTCATTAGCTCCATCATATGGTATAGGAGATAATCAAACTATAGAAAACAGAGTTAAATTAGGAGATCCAGGTAATTCTACTAATAAAAATGTATTTAGTTATGTTGAAGGAGCTGCTGTAAATGATAATTCTGTACCTTTAGGTGCTGCTTCTCCCAATTCATATGATAAAATAACTGTTCTTCCTTTATATAGTAGTGAAACAGCAGGAATTAATCCAAACAATATAGGAAATGATCTAGTTAAATTCAGGATTGGCGTTATAAATAACAATAATCCTTCTCAAAAAACATATATCCATTTTAGAGCTTTCCTAGATCAAATTTCCGATCAATACTCCTCAGATTGGGATCCAACTCAATATATTGGAAGAGGTGAAAAATTCTACACTTACAAGGGATTTGACAGAAAAGTTTCATTATCTTGGACTGTGGCTGCGCAATCAAAAGCCGAATTGATGCCAATGTATAGAAAGTTGAACTATTTAGCATCAGTATGTGCCCCAGATTACAGTGGAAATGGATATATGAGAGGAAATATTGTTACATTAACTATTGGAGGATATTTTTATGAACAACCAGGTCTTATAACCGGATTTTCTTATGAAATGAATGAAGAAAATGCAACTTGGGAAATAGGAATTACTGATGATACAATTGTCCAATCAGATTCTTCAGTTAAAGAACTTCCTCATTTAATTAAGGTAACAGGATTTAACTTTATACCAATTCATAAATTTGTACCTAGATTACAACAAAATACTTATGGTGATCCTGAAAATTTCTATGATTCTAACACTTATGGTAACGAAAAATATATAGCATTGAGTGCAGGAACTATTGATAATTACACTAGAAAAGATACCCCAAATATAGAACAGTTAAATCCTATAAATCTTCAAACTCTCCCATCAAATATTCCTTCCCCAACCCTTAATATTTAATGAACAGTTATCAACCCATACCCACTACAGTTATTGATAG